ATGACAATCGAGCTAGAGGAACATCTGCTTTGGTTTAAATACGATCCATCAGAAAAATTTGTCAAAGATTTATATAAAGTATGGGATACTGAAGTAGTCTTTTTAGCAATTGAAACTAGCCTGCTAGTCAATCTCCATTATTCTAATAAGAACTACTTTAAAATTCCTGCTGCGAAAACGAGAATGAAGAAGGATGTATACTTTTTGTTTGATGTAGTGACAAATGTTCCAGATGTTAGAGCAAAACATAAACGATTTGACTATGTAAAGTATACTTTTATTGATCCAGAAAGGTATAAAGATTAAAGTAGGCTACCTAAAAAGGTAGCCCGGAACGGATTTTATCACCATACTTATGAAAGGAGATATTTTTTAAGTTAGTATTAAGATTGTGTAATATGATGATATCTATATTTTATAGTATCAGTGCTATAAAATCAAAAATAAGTCACTAATTAACTACCACTCCAATTGTAAGCCTTTTTCCCATTATTTTTTACAGTTATATGGTATGCTGTTTAATAGCTTCAAATATAAAAGAGTTTAAAGCGTAACACACTTATGGGGAAGTGGTTTTTGGGGAACGCTTTAAACTCTTCTTTATTATTATCTCACAATTTAACCCGAATGTCTTTCTATTTTAAAAGTCAAAGTAAAACTTTTCAAATATACAGAAGTATAACTATGTGAAACATCCTTTCATTAATCCATAAAAGAATACATAAAAAAGCCACTCATTTGAGTGGCAATGGAGAAAAGCTTTAGCTTGTATAATACTCTTCAAAAAATTCTAACACACAACGATTCAAATGGCTACGTTAATGTACACTGTAGGACTCGAACCTACGACCGGACGGTTATGAGCCGTCTGCTCTAACCAACTGAGCTAAGAGTACGGAAAGCCACCACAACTCCTGCTAACAAAAAGAATGGACATAGACTAGATAATAATGGGTTTCATTCTTTGTTGTGATGGCATATTTATTATTGCATAACTTTAAAAGAAAAAATAGAGTATATTTAACATTCATTTGCTTAGCTTTATAGTAAAAAATTATTGACGCTTTTTTTACATAGTATAGAATGACATTGTAAGCAAAAAAAGACCATGCTGTCAACATGGCCTACAAGCACTTGCGCGGATATCCAATCTGTTCAATCCCTAGCTTAGTCTTGAATTCTAGTGTCTAGAATCTATAACCTTGCCATTGATTTCCGAGATCAATGGTTTTTTATTAGCAAGAATTACAATATTCAAAAAAACGTTATTTTATCACTTATAATTTGTAATTATACTGCATCAAAATAATGTGCCACACGTACAAATAGTTATATTAAATCGTATATATTAAGTTTTCTTAATTTTTCATCTTATTGTTTTTTATATTTTACGCTTGCATAAATTTTACGTAAATGTTATATTAATTACGAGGATAGATCTATCACCTCATCTTTCAGTTAGCTCTAGATTGATAATAATCATATCAATCAAAGTGAGAAGAGTGCACTCACGTTCCCCCGCAGGCGGGTTAGCCTAGCGTTGGTCTGTATGGGACGGTATCCATACTTTGCACTCTCTTTTTTTTTGTTAAAAACTAAACAGAGGAGCGCCTTCTATGCCTAAAGATTTAAAAAAAACTTATAATCAATATCTAACAAATCTTGATGGCAAAACGGCAATTTTAACAACCCCATTCACCCCTCTAGATTGCTTTTACATAAAATTTGATATTCTTCAACTTCCACATTTGCTTGGACTACACAAAATATATAATGAACCTCCTAAATCTCTTTGCAGTAAACTGGCTTCTTCTTCAATTACATATGAAAAAATTCAGCGACATAAAATGTTTGGCTCTATCAAAGATAGAATTACTCTGTTTGATTTCATTTTAGATATATTCCTAGAAGATTATAACGGATCCGTTATTTATGTTTCTGAAGCTGATAGAAACGGTTCTTCTATGAAATTAGATATCGCATTTAATCATCCTTACAAAAATAAAATATTGACCCTTGGTTTAAGAGAAATATCCCCCGCTATATATGTCCCGGTAACCTTTTACGTTAAGAAAAAAATTATAGCCCAAGACTTCCAGCAATCTAAAAGAGCTAAAATTCTAAGTTTAGAGTTTATAGGTACTAAAAACATTCTCTTACGATAGCTTTAGAATTTATCTACTATAACCAATACAAGTTGTCACAAAGCGTAAAAAGACAACTGATAATAGTCAATATCGTTATGTACCGCCCCTCAACGAGGGGCTATTTTTATTTATAGTGTCAAATAGATATCAAAAATCCGCACATCATTTACTGCACCATCATCTTCCTTGATCATTGTAATGATTCATTATATCCTTAAAACTTTTTTTGATGAACTAATATTGGAATATATTCAAATTTATAGTATTTTAGATATAGAAAATCTATGCGTCAAATTTATTCATAGAAAATATTGAGGTGAACTTTGTTGGTAAAAGAAAATTTAGAGTTAGAAGATATTCATCAAAAGAGTAAAGTTATTGCAAATGAAGTTATGGTTACTGCGTCCAAGGCAGCTGTACCTTTAAGTTCTAATGACAAAGCAGACATAGAAAAAGTATTTTCAGAAAAAGCTATTGCATTAAGTGAACGAGCTGATCGTATTCTAGAAGATCAACCTTCTCTTAATGAAAAAGAATTAGCTATAAAATTAATTAAAGAAGATTTAAAAAATGCTTCTATGTTTTCTCCTATGAAACGTGTATTAAAAAAAGCAATTAAAAATTTGGAGGAAAAATAATGATTTCCAATTTAAAACAAATCTTACCTTTACTAAAAAAAATTATTATCTTTATCCATGGACATCATGAAGAACTAGAGAAATATGTAAGTTATACTGCTGAGATATACGCCGCCGTCGCAAAAGCTGCCAAGCAACGGCAAAAAAACAAACAAAATTAGCTATGTATTGCCCCTCAACGAGGGGCTATTTTTTATCGTTTCGGAATATTTAAATACCAGCGTTTATCATGAAAATCTTGTGCTCCGCCTTTAGTGTTCCCTTCTGGATCATTCGTCGCACGCATCATTACATAGACTTTCTTATTAGGAAAATTACGCATATTGAAAGAGATATGATAACCAACATTACCATAAGTGCCGTAGGGTTGGTTTACGTCTGGGCGTGAAACACCATTAGCATTTACTCGTGCTAACTCTTTGCCAGTATTATAGTCCATGATAAAAATGTACTCGTATTGGTAGTTAGCAATATGCCATCCAGCAACATGCAAGTTTGCGTTTTCGATTTCTCCGAACTGATCAATGTGAGAATGATTCGTTCCATCTGTTAAAGTTGGATTTGCTGCACCTGCTCGTGTTGGATCAATGACAGGCTTGTTTTCAGAAGTCGTTGGATTTTCATCGGTAAATCCATGAGCTAAATCATATGCTAATTTTTCTTTACTTACGCCCATTTCAGAAAGATAACCGTAAGGATCCGTATGATCACCCCAAATATTTTGTGTTACCCATAAATGTGATTTGATTCCTGGTTGGTTATAAGGAGTGTCTAATGTTAATGGAATGCCATATTTCATTGCTGAATCTCTTGCCAATTCAACATATGCTTTATAGTTTTTTTCAAAAGTTGCTTTATCATGTGTGTGTTGTAACTCAATCTGCACTGGACTATTGGCATTAGCATATGAACCAGCACCATACTGTACATAGCCAGGTTGTCCGACTTGATAAACAATTCCACCGTCTCCCACAATGTAAGCAGTGTAAGCGCTAGTCCATGAACGTTGCATATACTGCGCTTCATTGCGTCCTGTTGCTGTTTCATTAGCCGTTTCATGCAGTAAAATGTACTGATTATTTGCTACTTGTGAGCTACCTTCGTTTGGGCCCAAATTAAATTCATTGTTAATCGTATAGGCAAACCCATTAATCGGCAATAAAAAAAGAGCCGTTAATAGGCTCATCGCAGTAATAGTAATTTTCTTTTTCATTTGTTTCCTCCTATTTTTTTAATTTAGTTTGCGTATAGATACCACTTGCAATCGCCCCCGCAACAATTCCAGACATAGCAAGTTGCTGCCAAGACCCTAAATCTGGATAGGTCAAAGACAAAACGACTGCAAACAAAATCCTCATAAAACATGCTGATGGTGCCAGCCATTTTGAGGGGATAAGATTTGGCTTCTTCATTACTTCAACCAATATAATAACTATCGGGCTAATAATGATACCTGTTCCTAAAATTTCATTAATTGCTTTTTCCATTAAATCACCTCCTTTTATTTTATTTTTTCGTGGATTTTTTCCACAGTACTTTTGATATCTTCCACATCTCCTAAAGCATTCGTTAACTTGTCAATCGTGCTTTGATATCTTTTTTCTCTTGCATTGTTCTGTTGCATTACCCAAATAAACAAAGCTACGAACAAAACAGCGAAACTGATTTGCTCGGGATTTGAAAGCAACGACTCCAATAATTTTTCCATAGTTCACCAACTTTTCTAAAAATAAAAAGCACACTCGAAAGTGTGCTACTCTGCTAATTCTGGTAAATCCATATCCAGTAAGATTTCTCTCACTTGTTCGCGGATCAGACCAGGTACTTGTTCGATCGTCTTCTTGCCTTTGATAATCAACGTCGCGTAGACTACTGCCATTGTATTCACCTCTTTTCTGAGCAAATAAAAAGCAATCCTAAGCCGCAATTTCTGCGTCCAAGATTGCTTGAACTTCTTTTCTGATTGTTTTAGGTACTTCTTCAATAGTTCTCAGACCTTTCTGGATCAAACTGACATAGATATTCGCCATTTATTTAGCCTCCTTGCTTGCAGGAACCAACATCTCATAAACCTCGGCTATCGCTAGTTGCGTATCCGTCATTTGAATTGTTTGTTCTTCAGCCGCCTTTTTTAACTCTTCGTTTTCTCTTTTCAGTTTCTCTAGTTCGGTGACGTCATCAACAGCGCTACCTTTCTTCTCTTCATCTGTTGCCATTTCAATCCATCTATTATTTTTAAAATCAAATTTTGGTTTCCAGTTAGGAACTGGTGGTTTAATCTCTGTACAGTTTTCAGGGATATTTTCTTGATTGTTCAAAATGATTTGCTCAAATCCGTAAGGCTTGATTGATTTGTAAACTACTTTCATTAGATTTCCTCCCTTAAATTGAATAAGTGATAACAAATGAATAATCTGATCCATAACTTGAATTTCTTCTCCATTTAATGGCTCCGTCTGCGCCAATAGATAGTTGAGCACTGTTCAAAGTAGAACGGTCTATTGACCCAACCAGTTGTTCAAAACTAATTGGTGTCCGATAGCCTTCTGGAATTGTTAGTATCGTTGAATCATTTCCAGCACTGCTTTTCCCATTCAACGCAAAAAAATAAATAGTGACGGTTTTTCCTTCACGATAAAGCTTTGCTGATCCGTTATTCCCGTTTGTAACTGTTAAGGTTACGACTTCATATTTGTTGTCGTCTGTTGTCAAAACAGGCTTGCTTGATTTTGTCAAAGCTCCAGTAAAGTTTTTATTGCCCGGAATGTTCTGTGATGTGAGTAAATCAACTGCTTCACCGTTCAAAATTAGTTTTTTATCTTCAACTTTTGGCGTTTTTGCGAAAGTTATTTGCCCACCAATCGTTTGATCTGCTGTTTTGCTAACAAACATATCGTTAGATTCTGATTTACTGAAAAAATCGCCAGTGGTGAATTCAGCAAGAGCAGTTGCTACTTTTTCAGCGATTTCATTTGCTTGCTTATCTGATTCATTTATCAAGCTTACTAATTCGTTATATTTCGAGTAGATTTGATCGTATTGGACCTGTTTATCACTAATGAACTGATTGAAAGTGGTTTGCATTTCACTCTGTAATTTTTCCAATGAAGAAATATAGTATTTCGCTTGCTCCGAATTAATATCCACTCGTTCTAACACGTCTATGATGAAGTTCTGAAAAGTTACTTTTTTGCCGTTAGGATCTACATATTCAAAATATGCTTGTTTGAATTGATGACTCGTGCTGAAATTTGACTTAGTGAATGTGTAACTAATTAACCCATTAGTCGAATCGATTATTTCTGGTTCTCCCTCGGTGTAGTTACCGTTTGAAACTTCGCCCACAAATTTCAAAGTACCGTTTAGATTAATTACAAAAGGTGTAATTTCATCTTCCTCAAGAAGTTGTACATTGATTGTTGTGAGCCCCCCATCACCAACTCTACCAACAACACGGTGACGTAGATAAGGCTGTCTCTTATTTGCAGATAATTTAATTTCTAAATTTGCCACTCTTCCATACCTCCTAACTAAAAAGAAACTATATACCTAAGCACCATATTTGCGTTATCTCCACTTGCATTGCTTGCTGCACCTGTAAATATATTAGTATTCGAATTATAGTTTATTCGTTTACTAAACCACTTTTTGTGATAATCATCAAATCCTGAAACAATTTCTCCTAAAACATTAGTAACAGTTACACGTTCCTTATAAAAAGGCGTAGTTACATATCTATCCTCAATTGCTTGCCCGTTTTCGTATGGGAGCCATACTAATAAAAAACCTGAAACTGTCTGCCAAATTTTTTTTGAAGGTTGGACAGTTTGAGTATCATGCAATAACGCAGTCCCCCTCCACAAAATTTCTCCTTTAGAGACAGTTAGCTCGTAACTATCCGATATCTTTGAGATTGAAACAGTTGATCCAGTAGAATTAACTGAGCATAGTGGTAAATTATAGACCTTATCACCATTGTTTAAATTACCTTTTATAACTTTTGTTATAAATTCTAGCTTGACTTGATTATTAGTCCATTCATATTCTTCCGATTCTGGAAGAATAGATCCAGGTATAACTTCTTGTGTCAAATCCACTGTTAATGCTATATAACCACTTGAGTTTGCTGGAACTGTTATACTTTCTTCTTGTCGAACAACGACCATACGACCTTGAATAATCGCTGCTCCTGCAGCAACTTTTACTGTTAATCCGCTTGAAGATAAATTCATAGACTGATCGTAACCATCAATAACCTGATTTTTCCGATTATATAAAACGTGATAAAGTCTAGCATCATTTTCTGCTCTTACTTTCACGTTTTCAAATTGATATCCATCCACATTGCTAACCATTTTTTATCCCCCATTATCTTCAAAATAATCCATAAAACGACTTCTTATGTTTCCGAAAGTCAATTCCACAAACTCCTTATCACTTGATATTCGCCAAGCTGTCAAAACCGACTTGTATATCTTTCCTTTATAAGAAATCGTGGCAAACATCCCTGTTTCAATCGTTTCGACATTCAAATTTTTTGCATTTCTTACAACGTTCACTTTGATTTCATGCGAATACGTATTGCCTTTCAACTCTGATTTTGCCACATCTTCGTAGGATGCTTTATCTTCTGCGGTTTGATCGTAGATATTAACCAAATTGAAAGTTGGTTTCGTGATATTTTCTTTCGATCCATCTTGTGTCAAATTGTTTTCTTCGTCCAAATACCATGTTGACAGTATTATCGGTTTCTCTATATCTTTCATTGCTTTATCAACGATTAATAGCTTGTTCTCGTTTCCAGCGCCCGGCGCCTGAACAAACACATCCCAATCGCTAAATTCAGAAGAATTGTCTTTAATGTAAATTGATTCATTTACAGCACGTATGCCTGTATAGATTTTTCTGTTTTGAATTCCCTTGAAATACCATTTTACGTTGTATTTTTTGAAACCATTGAGAATATACGCACTTAACTTGTGTTTATTCGTATCGGTAGCTTGATACGAATGAGAGGTCGCACTTTCTGCTTTGACGTCTAAAATATCTTTTAGTTGTTTCGTTGGATCATTCAGCAAATAGTATTCAATCAACCGCCGGATATGCTCTTCGTAGTTATCTCCTGACACACGTGCAGTCGGTATCTCACTATCAGCTAAACTAAGTAAGCTTTTACAACTGATTTTTTCGTCTTCCTGCGACGTAATTACACCAAAATATGCAAATTTTCCACTAGGAATATATTTTGCTAGTAGAAAATCGCCTGTTTTTACAGGAACGTACTTATCCATCGTAAAGCTACTAGCCTCTTCGTTGATCTCGTCCGCACCAAATTCAAAACTGTTAGAGAATAAATGTTCGTTATAAAGCATTAAATCACGATGAAAAAGCGTGACTGCTAAAATCAAAACAGATCACGCTCCTCGTATAACTCAATCTCTACGTCTGCCCCCCCAACATGAAACACAATGCTGAATTCTCCAGTCGGGGCCTGAACAAAATTAGTTTTTGTATAATCCTGTTGTTGGTAGACAGAAGATTCTACCCCTGCAATATCTTTTAAAATCGCCGTTGTATCTTCAAAAAGGCTTGATACTTCTAGAGTCTGTGTTTCAGTCATATCTATGAAGTATCCATCCGTTGCGATGATTTGTGAGTTTTGGATTACTTCCCAATACGGATTTGAACACTTCCCAATCACACGAATTTTTAGCGGGGACATCCGTTCCTTGCTATTCGTTAGGTATACAGAATTATTATTGAATTTGAATACACCTTTTTTCTCCCACAAGTTTTGAGTGTAGATATAAGATCTTTTATACGGAAAAACCTTACCACGTGTTTTCACTACATTAGGTCGCTGAATTAATTTTTCGCGTTTTACGGAATACCAGTTTGATGTGAAATATAGTTCTAAAGTGTCTGTTAGTAACGATGTTTTCGGATCGATTTCAGTCTTACTTAAAGATTTTAGACTGCATCTTCTTACCATTGTTTCGCCGTCAAAAGCAAATTCCAGTTCAAACGGACCTTCCGATAGGAACTGCACAAGTGAATTGTACAGTTCTTTTTCTCGAAACCCATGCACAGAAATGATTACAGATGACTGAAATTCAGATATTTCAACGCTCTCACTGCTTTCTCTGAAATTCCCCCACTGTCCCACATGTTCTTTTTTTACTTCAAACCCCATATTACTCAACCCAGTAGCAAAATAGTCTTCTGTGGACAAATCAATTTCTTCGTTTATTCTATTTCTCAGTAATACAGTTCGCATCTACATCCTCCTAACCAAGATCTTCTGAATATCTAAAGCTAAATCTCTATCAGTTCGGCTATTTCCTTTGAAAAATGCCAGCAATAACGATAACAGCTGATTCGTTGTTGCCGCCTGTTTTTCAATGGCTTCTAGGATTTCGTAATCACTGGAAACAGTTGTCGCATTTCCATAAGTTTTAGGAGAAACTCCTAGTTTGTCCATTGCGATAGACAATAATTGCATCGCTCTTGATCGTTTAGCCTTATCTAACGGAATAATAATTTCTGGCTTATTTCCTTCTGCGATTTCCGCAATTTGATGTTGGTTTACAATTCCACCGTTTGCGTAACCATGCCCACGCCCGATCACACCTAATATATCCGAACCATAGCGTTTTTTAGCGTAGTTGATAGCTGCTAAGATATTATCGAAACCGCTCATTATATTGCCATATCCTGGAAAAGCATTCGCAGCAAATGTTCCCGGTTTTGTTTGGAGCAATCCAGTAGCATTACCGTCTGCTAAGCCGTCATTCCCACCAATGGCAAGCGGATTGCCACCTGATTCTGTTTGGATTTGTCGCATCCACGCATCAACATAAGTGGATAAGGTTGGTAAGTTATTCATTTTCAAAGCACGTTTTACATATGGCCGCCAGCGTTCTACGCCACTCCCACCAACGCTATCGCCACCGCTAACAAGTCCGCCCTGCGGATCTCTTACACCGTTCAAATGCACGTGGTCGTAGTGGTCACCATCAGGCCATGTCCGCCAATCATCATGCACACCTGTACCTGATTGTCCTGAACGGTCACGAACCTTACCATTTGTGATAACATAGCCGATTTTGTTTGCAAACTTCTCAAATGCGTAATTGGCTGCTTCTGTGTATCTAGGTGAGCCTCCTGTGACGCCTGGTAATGCAATATCAATGGCATTACGTTTACCATGTGAATAAGGGTCACCTGGTCTATACCCACTAGTTGCCACAAACCCTGGGAATTTCTTCATCACAGACTTAGCAACATCAGCCAAATATTTATAGACGCCATTTGTTCCTATTGAGGTATCTAAGTTACCAGATGAAAACAAACCAGTGATTTTGTTCGTCAATGCTTCGGTAGCCTTGCTTAGAATACCTTTACCAACATCTAAAGGATATTTGACAAGCCCTTCCAGTACGCCAAGACCATTTAACACTTTCCTAGCCAACGCTCCCGGGTCTGTTACAAAATCCCATACATCGCCGACTACATCTTTCAGCTTGTTTCCAACATCTCCAGCAAATCCTTTGACGTTGTTCCATAGATTTCCGAAAAAGCCTGTACCTTTGGCGTATCTATATCTTGGTGCTTTGTTTCCAGTCATATAAGCTGTTTCTTCAGCTGTTAGAACGTGTGTGCCTTTTGGTGCATTCAACACTACATTTCGACCTTGTGGGATAAATGCTTGTCCGTTAGGTGTGATTACCGCTTCAGCACCTCTACCGTCATTTACCATCATAGGCCCGCCCGGATGACCTCCGTTTGGTGTTCCTTTTGCGTATTGTGGTACTTCCCATTCTTCGAGTTTGTCAGCACCCAGTTTTTCTAGCACCCATGAAGCTCCATTGATAATCGCGTTAACTGGTTTACCCACCGCTGTAAGTGCTGCGTTGAATATACTTTTGAACGCATCAACAAGGGCATCTTTACCACCAATAATGGCATCCTTCATCTTGTTAGGTAGTTCTGAAAACCAATTGAATACTGTATCAATACCGCTACGGAAGTTGTCTTTGATACCGTTCCACAGGCTACCGATTGCATCAGAAACATTGTTCTTCAATTCAATTGCTTTGTTGAAAATGTTTTTTACCCAGCCAACTACCTTATTCCAAGTGTCTCCAACGCCATTACTGAAGAAGTTTTTCACGCTGTTCCACATGTTTTTGATGAAATCACCAAATGTGGTTTTCAGGTTGCCAGCTTTGCCCAACAGATTAATTACCCAATTGACTAGCTTATCCCAAGTGTTGGAAATACCTTGAGTAAAGAAAGTTTTAGTGCTTTCCCATAGCCCTTTTATTGAGCCTGAAAAACCAGTCCACAAACCTTTTACTCCTTCTAAAATCCGTTTGAAGAATAGTATTTGAATCCAGTTCCATACTGCTTGGATAGAACCCCAAAACAATTGTTTTATTCCTTCCCACATCTTAGAAAAATCGCCTGTAAATAAACCAGTGAAGATTTTGATAGCACCTTGAATGACGTTCATAATCCCTTCGACTAAACCTATTATATTGTCAATGAACCCCATGACTAAATCCATAACGATTTTTACAACGGGCTGTATAAACGTAAAAAAGTTCTTGATTGCTTCAATAATCTGTTTACCATTTTCATTCCAAAATGTGGTCATCGATTTTCCAATTTTAGAAAAAGCTCCGCCTATCTTTTCTATAATGGGCATTATATATGGCGACAAAGTATCGAAAATTCCTTTTGCAATTTGCCATGCAACTTCTATGCCGTTTTTAATAGTTGTCATAGCACCATCAAAAAATGTTTTGAGATTATCGAAAACATTTTTTATCTTAGAAATTGTTTCTGAAGAAAATCCTAATTTAGCTAGAACATCTTCCATGTCTGCGTTACCTTTGAATACGTCAAACAATGTCTTAACCGCGTTCTTTATTTTTTCTATGGTATCTTGTGTGAAAGTAACCATTTCTGGTGGGAAAATTTTAGTTAGAATATCAAAGCCTTGCTTTGCTTGATCTCCATCTACCGTTCCAAATAGCGTTCCAAAAGCAAGTGTTGCTATGTCAGCCCCTTTTTTCAACATGTCAAATACAGGTTGAGCGACGTTTTTTATGCTTTCCATTGCTGGCTTGATTTTGGTTGTTAAGTCGTCAATTCCTTTGCCTATGTCACTGATCAAAGAAGTGATATTGCCTTTGCCGAAAGCATTAATTATTTCATTAATCATATTTACGGCGCTGGCTTGCAGATTTCCGACCGCCCCCTCAATCGTAGCTGTGGAACCTGCTGCCTTTTTAGCTACATCAGTCATACCTAATTGCATGAATGCTTCATTCAATTCTTCGGCAGAGATTTCTCCGTTTGCCATAGCCTCGCGGAAGTCTCCGTCAGTATAAGCGCCCATTTGTTTCAATGCTTGTTGAATTTTCCCTGAAGCGCCCGGAATGGCATCCGCAATCTGATTAAAGTTTTCAGTTGTTAATTTGCCAGCACCGACAGTTTGTGTCATTGCCATTGCTACCGATTTGAACGTATCTGAGTTACCACCTGAAACGGCATTGACATTACCGATTGCCTGCGTTAGACCATCAAAGTCTTTCACACCGTTGGCTGCCAACTGTGCGGTCGTATTCATTACGTCGCCTAGTTCATAAACCGTTTGGTCGGCGTAATCTTTCATCGCTGTTTTAGATTCTTCAATTTTTGAATTATCTATACCAGCAAATTGCATTGTTTGAACAAACTTGTCCATTGAATCGGAAGCCTCTACTGCTTCATCTTTCAACCCCATGAAACTGTTAACAACACCGCTAACTGCTTGTGAAGCTAATCCAGCAACTGTACCAAACGAAAATGCGCCTTTTAGCGAGCCTAATTTGTCTTTTAGTCCGTCCAGTTTCCTAGCTGACCTTGTGGACTTATCGCCAAAATCTTCTATTTTTTTTCCTGATTGATCGCTGGAGCTTTTGAGTGCTTCTAATTGTCTACTGGATATTTGGCTTTGTCGTTCTAACTTTTCTAATGCCCTTTTTGCATCTTCGGTTTCATTTGCTGAATCGCCAAACTCATCAGCCATCAGTTTCACAACTTTGCGCTGTTCTTCGATAGCTTTCTCGGATAATTCCGTTTGTTTGGCTAGCCCTTTTTGTTTTGCTTCAAAAGCTCCTGCTTCGTTACCTGCAGACTTCAACGCTTTTACTTCGGCGTTCATTTGTCGTTCATTTTCTTTGATTTCATTAGATAAATCATTGACGGCTGTTTTGGAATACACCAATTCTTTTTTTGTGTCGTTCAACTGGCTACTGTAAGCATTATATTTTGCGGTAGCATTGTTTATCTGTGTGTTAAGGTTAGCAACTTGTTTCGATTCCTCGCCATACTTGCTAATCGCTTCATCACGGCGCTTTGTTAATTCTCTTACTTTGGCGTTTTGCCCTTCCATAACCGTAGACAAGTCTTTCGTCTTTTGACTAAGTGCTTCGTATGAACGTCCTGCTGAATCATAAGCCTTTAGATTGGCACGCATATTCGACTCAGCTTGTTTGACTTTCGCATTGATTTCGTCCAGCGTGTTACCAAAATTAGTGCTATCTAAACTAATCCCTAGCTTGATATTTCCTGCCGGTTGTCCTTTTCCTGCCATTATTTACCTCCTTCCTCAAGTTTTACCAAGTCTTCAGCCGATAAAAATTGTTTGATGAAATCAGCACCATCTACATATTCTTCGCCACTCTCCACTTCTCCAAAAAGGTGTAACAAATAATGATAGTCGGCTTCGTCCACATCTCTCATCGTCCAACCTGATTCGATTAAATCTTTGTAGATTTGATCTATTGCTTTCCTAGCTTCAGAAAAACTTATCTCTTTTTGCTCGCCATCTGCTTTTTTTCATTGTTTCCCAGTTCATTGATTTGTTCAAAAACATTTTCTAATGCCGGTACTAGCTCGCTCGCAGTCAAACCGTCTAAAATAGCATCAAATGTAACTGCTGGATCTTGGAAAATATCTGCTATAATTGCAATCATTGAATCAATTGCTTCTAAATCAGTTAGGTCTGCTTTTTCCGCTTTCTCGTAAAATTTGATACACTCACGCATTGCACGTGCGGAAATATCTTGTTGTTTGAATGTTTTTTTCTTTCCGTCAAGTTTCAATTGCAATTCAATCATTTGTTCTCCTCCTTGTTTTTAAAAAAAATAAGGCTAGCCAAAAATGGCTAACCTTGTGTATCAATTTTTGGTTCTGGTTCTTTTGGTGTCCCTGTATCTGTCATTGGTGTAGATGCAGGATTAACTACTACACCCCTTTGTTATTTACCAAGTCCTTGAATTTTTGTAAGGTCATTTCTGGTGATTCTACGGCAGTCATAAATACATACCCACGTTCATCAGAAATGAATTCCCCTTCGATAGAATCGGTTTGCAATTCTACCCCTTTGTCTTCAGCTGTTTTCATGTTGATATCTGGATGACTGAATTTTCCTTTTACCAATCCCATGAACAAGCGTTTTCCTTCTTTGTTCGCTGTAACCATGACTACCGACACGTAAGGCGCTTCAGTTTCTGAACCAATTACATTTACACCATCCACGGTTTTAGCGCCAATGATTTCGCTGTAAATGCCGTTATCCATTAAGTCTGCCACGTCAAGCGTAACTTTTGGTGACGAAACCCCTTTACTTGCAATGAAGAACGGTACGTTTGAAGCGTGTGTTATGTTAGAAGTTGCGCCTAATCCAGTAATTTTAGCTTCGATCGCTCCACCTTTCGACTTATCTGCTACTAATTCTTTTAGAGTGCCTTTTGCATCTGTTTTTACGCCAAAAGTGACGCTCTCAAATCCTACTGTTGCCATCTATTTTCTCTCCTTTTAATTTAGTGAAATATTTGCTGCATATCGTTTGATAATCCGCTTTGCACCTTCCAAATCCTCGTCATCTGTTTGTTCCGTGTATGCGCATTGCCAACCATTCCCCCTCATAACCTCATCAAGGGCAAAATAAAAGGCATCAACCTCTTTTATGGTTGACACCCATACATCTACCTGTACGTTAAATTGAATGGTCAAAGGATTGTTGCTTGCGAAATCTTCATAGTTGCCGGATATCTCTGTAATTCTGCCAACTGGAAGGCTAGGTACTGTTTGAGCTGATTCCGGAACACTATTGGTGTAAAAATCAATGTTCTTTGTTTTTTCATTGCTATTCAGAATTGAATAGACTTGTGATACTGCCGTTTTCAAAGTCCTAGCCTCCTTTTTACTTCGTCAGCAATGATTTGTGTTACTTGTTTTTCGATTTGCTTTTGTGTTTTTTGTACGAAACCTTTTGGACGTTGTTTGATTGTTCCGAACTCGATAAAGTGCATCCGCCAAGAAACATCTTTGTCATAGCCGACTTCTATCAATCCGTTTTTTACCGAGCTTGTAACCACATGGTTCTTAGCATGTTCTTGCATATACGAACCACGTTTACCGTTTGACTTCGTTCCATCCCAGTAAGGTGTGTTTTGTCGTAACTTTTCTTGAGCGTACTCCCCAGCTTTTCTAAGTGCTGGGCTTTCCACTCGTTGAACGTTTGCTTTTACTTCCCTAAGCGCTTTGTACACTTCGGTTGCATCGACTTCTACACTCATTTTGAAACCTCTTTTGCAATGATTGTCGTGAAGTCCTTCGCAAACTCGCCCTTTGTAATTGTGATTATTTCAAACGTTTTTCCATTCCAACGCACTTTCATATCATTGGTTAGCTCTGACTTTTGTTGGTAGCGGATAATGAACGTCAGTGTTCCTTCCAAAGCCGTACCAATGGACGTCTTAATATCGTTCAGGCGTTGTGTCTGCACACTTGCCCAGCAAGTAAGAATGGTTGTAGCAGTCGGGACAACTTGCCCGTCCTCATCCTTAACCGTCGTATCTCGGACAAACTTGATGCGTTGATTTAAATTTCCTGTTTGAATAAGGGGCATACGCTACTCCTCCTCCACAAAAAGCAAATAACTTGCTTTGAGTTGCAAGATTAGGCTTGTAAAACCTAAATCGTACTCTCGCAAGTTCCCACTCACGGTTGCTGATCGAGCGTTGTAATAATGATCTGCTAATTGCAGAATAGCTAAATTAATCAGATCAACCGTGTCATTTTCTTGCTTATAAAAAGAGGGCTTATCATTCCCGATAGCCCCTCTAATGTATGCAATTGCAGCTTGTGCCGCACGGCTTACTTCCACATCGTCATCATCGGTATCAATCTTTAGTGCGTTTTTGATTTCGCCTAAATCCGTTTTAGGATCAAGAATCATAAGGAATCAGCTCCTTAAACTTTCGTCGGTTTCTCGTTCGCAATAGTTGTAAATGTAGCCAAAACAACCGCTTCATCATCAACTAGTTGCACATCGAAGCGATCGATGACGCGTACTTTAGTGGTGTCTGTTTCAAAAGCCCCACCACCAATATTCGTTGTCAGCAAGCTCATGTTTTCGCGATCATACAATGTAACGGCTTCTTTCAGATCACCAATGTACAGTGGATATTTAGGAGTAGATTTTTCCCCTTTATTTGGCAAGAAACGAGAAGCAATTTTCTTGATTGGTTTACCCAAGAAAGTATATCCAGTTGCAGAAGTTACGTCTTTTTGTAACAAGTAAGATCCATCAGCACGTTTCACTTTATCTAATACATTGAAGCCATCTTGGTTTGTAATAAACATGGATGTAGCTTCAATAGCTGGGTCAAGTTGGACGTTTACGATATCTTTAATCCCATCAACATCTGTAACATCTTTCTTTTGCGCTGCTTTGATTCCATCAATAGCTGCCAAGATTTTTGTATTGCGAGTAACAACTACTTTTTTCGCGATCCATTTAGACAACCATGCCAAAATGTTTTCGGCAGTATCTTTTAGCAAGCTGTTAGTTACTGTAGAAATACCTGCGTAGCGTTTGATCAAGTATTTGATCAAGTGAAGTGCAGGATCATCATTTGCTGGGATTTCACCGTCTTCAGTATCCAAAGCGGTCAGTGGTTTAATATCAGACCATTTTTCATAAACCCGAGAACCGCTAGCAGTGGTCACTTTTTCAACGTTTACGTATTCTTGCAAAGAGTCAAACCGACGAACCAAAGTATGAATAGTCGTTTGCACATCTACAGGAATAGTCAATCCGATAGCATTACCAGATTCATCCGTATTAGATGTCAAAGTAGCCATAATAGCAGGATCACCATTGACCATCGCTTTAAAGTCTTTGATAAACTTGTTTTTCAAGTTTTCATCTTTTTTATCTAATGGTTCTTTTTTGACGTTTAAGACTTGTTCGGCTTCCATATTTGCCACTTGCTCTTTCAGACCGTCCCGTTTAGCCCGTGCTGCTTTTACTTGTGCTTGCAAACTTACTACATCTTCTTCTGTTTTTTTATCGTCAACCAATGCTGCATTGAGTTGTGCATTTAAGTCAGAGACTTTACTTCCCGCCTCGACCCACGCATTTTTTAATTGTTCTAAATTCATTCGTTTTTCCCTCCATTTAAGGCTTTTAGTTTTTTTTGCAAGAGTGTTTCTTCTTGCGGTGCTTCCGCTTTGATTATTAAATTTTTCAACTTAGTTACTGCGTTTTTTGGAATAACCGGTTGAGAGGCATTGAGTACCGTTACTGGTGCTTCTGCAAACATAATTTCATCCGCAAAACCTTCCGCTACTGCTGTTTGAGCATTTAACCAAGTATCTTTCGCCATTAAATCAGCAAGTTTTTTCCGATCGAGTCCTGTTTTGATCTCGTAAGCATTAACAATAGACTCATCCACACTGCTTAACATTTCTGCATCGGCTTTTAATTCCTCAGCGTTGCCACTAGTGGTCACCCATGCGTTATGAATCATGATGTGTGCCGTAGGTGAGATTCTAAGCGGTTCGCAAGCACAAGCAATTACACTCGCAGCACTTGCCGCAATGCTCACAACATTTCCAGATACCTTCCCTGGATAGGCGCGGATAGCGGTATATATTTCGCTTGCCGCTAAGACATCCCCACCGTTCGATGAGATATCAAGTTCTACTTCATCCCCCGCTGCTTCTGTAAAAGCGGCAGAAATTTTCCCTGGTGAGATACAATTGATCCCAAACCATTCATAAAGCCACGCGGTATCGTTATCCACGACATCGCCGCTTAACGTCACTTTTTTCATCCTTCCACCTCCTTTCGGTGCAAACTAAAAAAGCCTAACCGTTTTCGGCTACGCTTTTAGACGAGGTTGTTTTTCTTAATGTTGGATCCATATCGATTGGATATAGGTCTCCGGAAATATGGTAATCATCCATACCGGTTTTATTTATCGGCTGCAAGTCCTCAAAGCGGCGAACATCATTGGCAGAATATGCTCCACCTCGGCGCATAATCTGGTAAAACTGCCCTCTGGCCTGTGTATCAGCTCTTAGCAAACTTGCGATATTAAACTTGTATCGATAACCCTTAGCTTTTTCAGCTCTCGATAGTGTTTTCTTATTTAGTTCCGCTTCATATTGATTAACGGTCGGTACTAGATTGTATGTCAAAAACTCCATATTGAGCTGTTCCTGTGAAGAGTAACTCGACTGGTTATTCCCGATGAAATGTTCCGGCACGTTGTAGACCATCGCGATTCTGGAGCGAGATACTTTATCAGTATCTAAAAGCTTGCTGTCTACCAGCTCTCGTTGTAAACGTTCGATTTCTACACCGTTTTCTTCCACAAGTAGTCCACCGTTTTGTCGATAAAAATCAGCAATGTTCTTAACTGTAGCTTTTTTAGCTTCTTCATCCATATTGCTAGCAAACTTAACTTTTAGCCCTTCATTACTTCCTTTAAGCTGACTTAAAGAGATTTTTCGGACTTCTCGATCATATCCGAGGGTATTCGTTAATACTTTTGTGGGGTCTGTACCTTCCAAGCCGCCAAACCTCGGTTGTTTAAAGTGGAGCATTTCCATGTAATGTACATAGATAACTTGCTTGTAACTGCCTTTGTCAGTCGCAGTTACTTGGTAGTAAAGCTCCCCACTATCCATATCAATCACTGGATGGCAAGCACCAGGTTTTACTAACGCCATATCTGCTACTTCACCATTGATATTTCGGAAAATCTGCACATACGCATTCCCTTGGTAGTTTCTCAAAACTTCCACGTCCCGGAAAAAATCAAACTTTGTAAAATATCGAGGGCCTTCGCTCAACAAGTTGTATGCAGGACAGTCGTCCGGTTGGCCAAACTCCACATCTATCATTTTGAGAGGGAGAGACGCAAAAACGTTCGATACACGGCTAATTACGGAAAAAATTCCTTCTGATATTTCATCTTTTCCGACTAAATACGGTATCAATCCCGGGTCATTCAAAAAATACTCTTGTTTGCTCGCTTTCGGCTTCGCTCGGCCAAAAGAACGCAAACGATCTAAAATACTCATTCCTCCACACCTTTCTTACATATTCATTAAATCGGAAATCGAGTAATAGGTTACTTTCCCGGTTCCGACAGGATTAACCAACATATTCAACACTTCGGCGTGGCTGTTCAAACTTGCTGCAAAACCATCTATTTTTCTACTCTTGGACTGCTTAGACGGCATCCAGTTTGAGTTGCGATCCATCACCAGCTTGACGTTGGATAGATACCATCGGTAAATCTTGGAATTGTTGAAAATCACCTTACCGTCCAATAGCATTTCCTTGAAGTTTTGCATTGGCCCGCCTAATGATAGAAACCCTTGCCTAATCTCGTTGGTTTCAAATCCTGCATTTTCTAGTTCTTTATTTAATCGTAGCGCCTTGGCCTTGTCATAATTGATTTTTACAATGTCATAGATTTTCGAATTTTCTACAAACCAATTTAAGACGTATTCATAATTGACGTAATCACCAGGAATAATCGTTAGATCTCCCACCTTCTCCCACGCTTTGATACGCTCTTGATTGTTATCTCGATCAAATCTAGCTTGTGGGATCCATGTGTGTTGCAAAATGAATACCTCGCCTGTTTCAAGTGGAAATTCTAAAACGGCTGCGGTAAAGTCTTCCGTTTCGGACAAGTCAAAACCACCGACACACTTCTTACCTTTGAGCGTTTCAATATCGATGGTTTTATTGTTTCGTTTAATGGTAGGCATATCGACAAATGACAGCTCATCGATATCGGAAAACAAGTTAAATTGCTTAGTGATCCAGTCAGCATATTCTTTTGGATCTTTTTTGTCCTTAACATAGTCATCTAGCATGCCAACAAAATTCATTAGACAAATATTCGGATTGGCTTTTATCCATAATCTTGGGTCATCAGCCTCTTCCGCACTGTCAAGTTTTGCCAGATAATAGAAAGTCCGTTCATCGATGTCATCTTCCAAATGTTCCAAACAGTCCACACCTTGCTCAAAATAAGACATCAACGGACCATCTAATACATATCCAGCAGTTGTGATATAAACTATCAGAGGCTGTTTTCTGGTTCCTCTTGATTTCTTGATAACGTTGATCAGCTTGTAATTCGTAAACTCGTGGATCTCGTCAAAAATACCAAAGTGAGTGTTTAGCCCATCCAATTTCCGGCTATCTGAGGCGCGTGGTTCCATTTTAGAAAAGGCGGGAGCATAATTAATACTTGATCGTTTAGGCTTACCAAATTTCTTAAAGAGCGCCGGCGATTGTTTGACCATTTCTGCGGCCTTATCAAACAACAAGCTTGCTTGATCACGAGCATTTGCCAATACGTAAACGTTGGCGCCTTGTTCATCATCATAAGCGACCATGTATGTGGAAAGGCCCGAGATAAGACTTGTCTTCCCGTTTTTACGTCCAACAAAAATAAGAGCCTCGCGGAAGCGACGCTCTCCTGTATCACGATGTACCCATCCGTACATGGATCCAATTATGAAATGCTGCCAAGGTTGTAAAACAAACGAACCAAAGTCACCTTCAGTTGGTTTACATTTTTTTTCGATATATCTAATAGGCCGGTGACCTTTTTCTTCGTCAAAGATCCAAGGAAAATCATCTGTTCCTTGGCTCTGCAAATCACGCATATGCCTTTTAGCAGCTTGAATATTTTCTTTACTGGCTGGTATGCTTCCATCGATTAATCGTTCCGCATACCAAGTAGTTAACAATTCCGGATATGGACATTTTAAAAAGCCACCCCAAGAAGCTTGCTCCTCAAGATAGCTTTGCCAATAGTCCACACGTTCTGTGTAGGACATATCCAAAATATTAGAAGTCGTCATCGTCATCACCACCATCATCAGCCATCTTAATAGCTAACTTAGCTCTGGCTGCTGGTGATAGTCCTAAATCAGCGCCAAAAGAACGGAGATTCCGCGACGCTGTATCCATCTGCCGAGAGAGTGGGTTACCAATTAATTCATTAGGTTCGTTAAACGGCTCTCCTCTCGCCTCTGCCTCCTCTTTCGCAAGCGCATAGTTCAACTTGTACTCTCGTTGTAGTTTTCGAAGCTGTTTTTCTAAAGAAACGTATTGCGAATACCAATTGGAGTAGAGAGCCATTGTATGGACGTCCGGATTACTGATTAAATCCACAGACAGCAATTCATCGGCGATAAACTCAAAGGTATCCTTTCCTAACGAATCTAGCCATAACGGCGGTTTGATTTTGTCAGTAGCCATTTTTAATTTGTCTTCTGCAGCCGCTCGCTTACGGAGTTCTTCGGTATTCTTCTTATTTGGGTTTCCGTTTAATAATTGTAATTTTGCACTCTTCGCTGGTTGCGGCATAATATCACCTTCTTTCAAAAGATATATTAAAATCGTTATCACAATCCTTATAATTAAGTTATCGGCAGTGCTGTGCCGAAATTTTTTAGGGAGGGATTCCTATGGGAGAACTCTATAAACCCGGCGAAGACAATAAACCAAAAGGAACCTATAAAGAAGTGGGTCCTCGTGGTGGAAATGTCCAAGGCGGACGAGAAGTAAAAATTGATCCAGGCGACCGATTACCTCCTACTTCTCAAAAAGGAAACAAATGGACTAAGAAATAGCTTCGTCCAAAGCCGGCTTAAATTGGTCGGCTTTTTCCTTTTTCTCCAAAAAACTTGAAAAGCGGTCTTTTTACGAAGGAAGGACAGCACCGTTCTTCTCAAGCCTTACTCTTTAATCTTTTAGAGTAGGGGGGCTACCTTCATTTCGCTGCAAACTTATCTTTCAGGAGTTGAATACATTTTAACGATATGTGATTTAGGTTTTGGTTTCTTCTTCCCGCCTGATCTCTCTGGATGCTCTCTGTTGTGACAAGCTACACAGATACATTCAAGGTTATCTACGGACCAGAACAGTGACAGGTCTTCCCTCGCCTCGACTATGTGATGGATGATCGTGCCCCTTGTGTTCCGCCCTCGACGCTTGCACTCTTGGCACATGCCGAAGTCCCTAGCTATTACTACTTGCCTTAGGTCTCGCCATCGTTTGGTCTTGTATAGTTTGTCTATCTCGTCTCTAGGTCTAGCTTCTTTCATTTACATATCTCTCTTGTGCCCAATGATTTTTCTATCTAAGTACTTGTTATTATGTGAATCATAATATTCAATAGTGATGTCGTTAGCTCCACGATCGTTACTGCTAAAACCATCAGTCTTCCAATGATACGAGACATCTACTAATCCTTTAGGCAATTCATCCAACCTCTCACCTTTGTAATAAACCTCTGGTATTGAGTCAGTATCTTTTAGTTTGATCTCTAGTAGGTTAGGTTCCTTTGAAAATAGTTTATTCGTCTCATGCTTACTCAATATTCTTGTCCCTTTAGGAAACCGATCTCTGTCAACTAACACTGATAACCCTTGTTGTATTCGAAGAGAATTAATTAGTTCTAAAGGAGTGTCCGGATTCCCACTCAAAGCTAATAGAGTTTCATAATCCTTTACCTCTTGAGTTTTATTTTTTAGAAACAAATCCAATAACTTCATTACTCTTCCTCCTTAATCCACTTAAAGAACTTGAACCACGCGAGCGTCTGCTCCTTACTGTCATACTCAGGACTGCTATGGCTCTCTGACCGAAGTACATGAATAGCTACATCATCTACAGTGTAGCTGTCAGGAAGTTTATTCTTAGAATGCACGTAGCAACGTTTCAAATGTTCGAGGTAACTCATCTATCTATCCACCTCTCTATGTTGTATTGAATATACTCGTCTTTCCAATAGCCATGACCGCAATATATCAGCTTGCATTTATCCACTTCGTTTGGTGTTGCTTCTCTCCCCATTTCAACAATAGAGTACTTCCCTTTGATTTGTACAGAACGCACAACACGCACTGAACAATCATCAATGGTTCGAGGATATTCATTAGTTAGTGATACATACCAGTAGTTTCTCATTATGCAGTCTCCTTTACGCAAAATAAAAAGACCACTCAACGAGTGATCTTTAATATAAACCAGATTATTGTTTTAGAGTAGCAGTTCCTCTGTTTATTGAATATTTTTTACTACATTCCTCACAGTAAACATCTGTACTCCAATCTTTAAAACCAGGTATATCATCTTTCTCATAAACCACAGTACCTTTTCCGCAAGGACATTTATATTCCTCACGAATTAAATCCCCGGAACCGGCACCGTAACCAGGATGACCTACTCTGCTACTATTGATTAATTCTAAATTCATTTTTTCACCTCCTCCAAAGTAAAGATACCTTTTTTCTTTGGAAAAAGCCAACTAATTTATAATTATTGAATTTAATAGACAGCAACCGATGAAGAATTTAGGAGGAGTTGACTTCACATCCTTTTCTTCATATTTAGTTGCTGTCTGTTAATTGCCGATCCTGTTCAAATCTTTCGACACTAATAGAATATCATGGATAAATCAAGATGTCGGTACTGTGTTGGTACCTTACGTACTATACTTTTTTACTAAACTTAATCCTCCTCATAATTTCGGCATGCTTGTTCTTAATATATTGATATCCGTAGCCTTTCTCCTTGGCTATAGATTCTAAAGTTAATCCTTCAATATATTTTAGTTTGAGAATTTCTTGTTCCAATCCTTGAAACTTATCTACCATTTTTACTATTTCTTCTCGTTCTTTTTTTAGCTTCTCAATACGCTTATTCAAATCTTTAATCACTTCTTTCAGTCTTGCTTGTCTTTCTAATGAAGTTAAAAACGTTTGGTGCTTCGCTAGATCTCCATCGGCATCTGAATAATTAGACCAGCGAGCTAATTCTTTTTCGTTTAACCTCAAACTTATTTCAAGATTATATAATTCTTGATCAATAGATATTATCGAATTTACCCACTCAAAAATGATGGATCACCTGCCTGCCAATTTCTTATAGTTTTCATCTTGATAGCCAATAATGGTCCCTAAAATTTTCACTACTAAAGGGTGATTATTGTACTTATTCTCTAATTCGCCAGTAGTTCTTACTAGCCATTCCCAATATTGATCAGACGTGATTGGATATCGCTGTAGAACTTGATTTGCTTGCCTCATCCAGTCAGTTAAGTCAGAAAAGAAAGCCGACCAATCCATTAAATCGCCTCAATTCTTATATAAATACCAGGAATATCAGACCAAAATTTTTCAGCAATTAAACTGACGACATAACTATCATCTTTCCAAAAGCCTAATTTTGTTAAGCAATCTTGCAATAATTTATTGCTATTATCCAGATCAGGCTTTGTCCATTTATACTCTCCATTCTGATGATCTCCTGTAGTAGGGAAGCACCATTTAACCGTCATTCTAACTGGTCCCATCATTTTTTCTTTTGGTACATGTTTTGATAAATGAGCCATCAACTTCTCACGTGCTTTTTTCAAATCATCTGGTTCATAAAATACCGGTTTGTTTTTCACCACATGGACTTTTTTCTGCTGATGAGTTGTTTCCGGAGGGATCATATTCATAAAAAATTCAATCATCTTTTTTCACTCCTAAACTAATGAAGTACCAAACATAGTTCAAAGTTTTATTGATTTCTTTTAAACGTTCACTAAGAACAAAAACTGTATATGCTATCAAAAAATAAGATGCTCGAGTAAAATCACCTAAGCAAACATATACTGCTGTTGCAGACAACATGGAAACTAATAACAGTATCCAAACCAGCTCAATAATTTTCTTTTTCATCTATATCCACTCATTTCTGTTATTTTATTTTTCTAATTTAATTTTCATTTTATTTTTCACTATCCATTTTTGTCTTGCTGTAACCTTTTATCAATATCTATCCCCCAAGGGGAGATATTGATAAGGTTAGCAGACAGCGGTATGACAATATTTCCAAGCTGTAAATACCTAGTAAACAGCTAAATAGCTTTTGACGAACAACTAGTTTTTTAAAAGGCTAGTAAACAGCTAAATAGCTTTTGAATATTCTTTAAACATTTTTTTGTAGTAATCCGTCTATGATTTTAAACCCTCCGTGTTTTTTTACTTTGTTATAAACTGTTTGTTTAGATACATTTAGATACTCTGCGATTTCGTTAGCTTCAACTGGGCCGCCATCCATAGAAAGAGCGCTAAAAGCCGTTTCTAATTCTTGTTTGCTTTTTTCGCTTCGAGATTCATTTGCTTTCTTGGTCCCTTTTTTCCATTTTTCTTTTGGATCTTCTTCTAATTGAATATCTTTGAGCGTCTCATCTAACTCATGAATCGGATACTTGAACCAAACATTTATTGGATCAAACTTTGGAAACTCTCGAAGCGTTCCCTCGATTCGCCATGCGGTGGCTTGCCTTGCAGCACGTACCACACTTTGCCGTTCGATTTCAGTTTGTTTAAGAATCTCTTGAGATTGAATGGCTGCCATTAAATGATGTCCCATCTGCTTTTTGCTGAATAAATCATCGTATTCGATTTGATAATTTGGGTTGTAGCGTTTGATAGTATTTTGATATAACTCACAAACCATTTTATTTTCCAGATAAATGTAACGATCTTCTGTTAAAGGTAATTCAATCAAATCAAGAATAGCATCAGGATCCCTAGCAAAAACTCCAGATCCGCTTGAACGGTCCATTGAATTTTTACCGCCTTGTGATCCCTTAGAATGATGATGACAATAGATCACTGCGCAATTTAATTCGGTAGCTATTTTGTCAAATTGATTGGTAAAATTGGCCATTTCATGGGCGCTGTTTTCGTCACCAGTCAACACTTTATAAATAGGATCGATGATGACAGCCATATAATTTGATTTTTGTGCTCGTCTAATCAATTTAGGCGCTAGCTTGTCCATAGGACTCGTTTTTCCACGTAGGTTCCAGATATAGATATTTCCAACATTAGCATGACCTTGGCCGACACGATTATAGATATCCACAAAACGCATTTTTGCCGATCGTTCATCTAATTCAAGATTGACGTATAACACTCTACCTTGTGCACAATCAAAGCCGAACCATTGTCGCCCTTCAGCGATTGCGATTGCTAGTTGGATCAAGGAAAAAGATTTACCGGCTTTTGATGGTCCTGCAATTAGCATTTTATGCCCTTGACGAAGCATTCCTTTAATTAATTCCGGAGCTAATACAATTTCTTCATCAAATAATTGATCTAGGCTTTCTGGATCTGGTAAATCATCATTGACGCTTTCAATCCATTCTTGCCATTCTTCCCAATTATTTTTTCCAATATTTGTATCGATGATAAATTGCTTTTTGCCATCTCGTTCTACACCAGGCATTCGACTCAATCGCGAAGGGTTTCTATTTTGACTATCAATACTTAATCCATTCTTTTTACAGACATCATATAGATAATCCACACGTTTGCGGTATTCGTTATAATCCGCAGCGTCTACCTTCACGATTGCATGGATTGATTTCCCTCCACTGTAAACCATAGTCGCGATAGGTAGTTCCAATTCACGCATAATAGCATTCTGCTTTTCAAGACTCATGTTGTCTGATTCAACTAACGCATACCGAAATTCAGTAACATTATTATTTTTCACACCTTGACCATCAAGCGGATTGAAACGAATCCATGCACCGGCTTCTGGATTGTAGTCCCCTAGAACTGATCCAATATCCCCGTTGCTTTCATTGAGCAGCTTGATTAATTCACCAGCGGTCCGATCATAGGCTCCTTTATTTGATGGCTTCCATTTTTCGTCCTTATCTTGCCAAGATTCAACGTTGTAAGCAACAGTTTCTGATGGTTCAAATAAGGTTTCCAAATATTTTATAATCTGACGTGCAGGCTCCCATTGGATAGGTTCATGGATTTCTTTTCCTTCAAGCCAGTTACGATCGACAATAACCAAATCATCTCGCTGCAGTGTTCCGTCCCAATCTAGCTCATGTCCCCCGTCTTCCTGTTTTAGTGGAGATTGCCAACCTTGATCCTTTGCCAGTTGTGTTATAGTTGCACCTGTAACTGGTTGCCCAGAGCCTTCGAATGTATCCCATTTTTTAAAACATTCGCCAGAATGATAACGTCCGTCGTCTCTTTGACTCCAGTTGTCCCAATCTACAGCTGTGTATCCCTCATGTTTTAGTGCCATTCCTACGTTGATCCACTCTTGATATGAAAGCATTGTTGGATCAACGTATTCTAATAGTTCAGTTAAATTTAATTTATTTTCCAAGAAGGCATCACCGACTTTCTTTGATATAATAGAGAAAAAAATGAAAAGAGGATACCTATGTTAAGTAAAGAAAATATTTCTTTTTGGCTAAGCATCATCTCTATTTTTACAGCTGTATATACTGCATATAGAAACATATGGATTTCCCGAGCTCAAATAAAAGTAATACAGACTGATAAAGCAGCAAGAAGTTATTTCATTAAATCTTTTGATGGATGTTATAGATCATATTCTCCGCCTATCAAACCAGAGGAATCATACGAGCCAAATATAGTTAGTGTTTTGTTAATTGAAGTAATAATTACTAATAAAAGTTCTCTACCAATATCTATATTAGAATTTAGTACAAAAGATTTTTGTGCAAATCCTTTTACTTCTTATAGTTATACAAAGGATTTCTTTACTATTACTACTCCACAAGGTGTAACTAAATTGGGAACTCCAGATTCACCTTTAAAATTCATTCAACCAGAATTTACACTTCAACCATATACCAGTGAACGTGGATATATAATGTTCTGGTCAGGAAGAGAAGAAAACTTTATTACTCCTCAAAAAATCACTTTGGAAACTATCACTTCAAGAAAGATATTTAAGGCTAAAATTAATATTCCAGACCATATTGAGTCTATTAAAAAAAATGTTTTGTATGGAACTGATGAAAATGACCGCCCTACTAAAGTCTATTATTAATCATTTTGGCGCATATTCTAGTGGCTTAACTCCCTTAGGGATTCGCCATCCATTTGCCGCGATTCTAGAAATCATTTTGCTAGCATTTTCAAATTTCCATGTTCCAACGTTTTTAAAACCGTAAATCTCTAGTCGTCTGATTTGTTTAGGTGTAGCCAGTCCTTGCTCTTTTCGCTTTTGTAAACGATCAAGCATGAGATTGGCTTTTCCTGCGTTATCAATTTGATCTGGTAAAATTCCTAATTTTTCTAACGCTTTTACCTGTTTGTCAGACGGTGGAGCCATCTCCCATCCAAATGACGGAACGTAGTTGCTTAAGTCCTCCGCTTGAATGGACATCTCAAATTGGAGTGGATCAACTAATTTTTGTTTTCGTCTTCGCATTTCTGCCAATTGCTTGGCTAATGCTTCTTCTCGTTCTGCTAGTACGTCAGATTCAGCTTGTGTTTCTGCACTTTCTAAATCTACTGCTTGTCCTGATTCTTCAATGTTTTCCGTCATTTTTCTAGCAATCTCATCACTTGATGCAATCAAGTGAGCAGGATGGCATAACTCATGTCGCTCTGTGTGCCAAAGAAAATCGAGCAATAATAACTCTGTTTTTCCTTCAAATAATCGAGTCCCGCGTCCCACCATTTGGCTGTATAACGATCTGACCTTAGTTGGTCGAAGAACTACGATACAGTTGACTGATGGACAATCCCAGCCTTCCGTTAGCAACATTGAATTACATAGAACGTTGTATTTATCATTTTCAAAGTCTTCTAATATTTCTGCTCGATCATCTGATGATCCATTCACTTCCGCTGCTCTAAATCCACGTTCATTTAAAATGTCTTTAAACTTCTGTGATGTTTTTACCAATGGAAGAAAAACAACTGTCTTCCTATCAGAACAGTGTTTAATCATTTCATCTGCAATGTTTTCTAAGTATGGATCTAGTGCTGTCCCCAAATCTCGTGTAGAGAAATCTCCTGATTGTTGTTTGACTGTTGATAAGTCTAATTTGAGTGGAATGGTAAGAGCTTTAATTGGTGTTAGGTAACCTTCTTTTATGGCTTTTGGTAAGGTATATTCATAGGCTAGTGATTCAAAATAAGAACCTAAATTTCGCATATCTCCGCGATCAGGTGTAGCGGTAACACCCAAAACGTTGGCTTCTTCAAAATGTTTCAGTACTCGTTGGTAGCCGTTACTGATGCAGTGATGCGCTTCATCTACTACGATAGTATCGAAGAAATCAGGTGGAAATTTACTCAAGCGTTTTTCTTGTTGCAGCGTTTGAACTGAACCAACAACCACTCGGAAGAAACTACCTAAACTAGTTTGTTCTGCTTTTTCTGTTGCTGTTTTTAGTCCAGTAGATTTTTGTAATTTATCGGATGCTTGATCTAACAATTCACCTCGATGGGCGAGGACGAGCACACGCTCGCCCTTTCTCACCCGATCTTCGATGACCTTGCTAAATACAATTGTTTTGCCGCACCCGGTAGGAAGGACTAATAACGTTTTTTTCTTCCCGTCAGTCCATTCTTTTTGAATGGCTGCTCTCGCTTCCTGTTGATATAGTCTTAATTGCATAGAATTTTCCTTTCTTTGCTGTTATACTTAAATTACTAAAATAGTAAAGGTGGGCTTTTAATGAATATTCTTAATACTTTAAAAAATGATGATGCTACTTTAGATGCTAAAGTTGAGCAAATGATTTATAGTGATAGTTCTTACTCTAATGGTGAAATTATAGATTCCATTTCGGAAATAGTTCCTCAGTGGAATCAAGCTGTAGTGAAAAATAGTACAGTTACAGTTCCCATTTTTGTTGCCATGAAGTTAGGCGAGGAAACCAGTGATAAAACTATCTACGAAGCTAATATTACTGTTAACGTAACCTTTGGTAATTTTTCAAATGGCGATTATGATATAACTTCTATGGAACTCATTCACACTTCATTTTAGTCAACCTCAGGTTGGCTTTTTTTATGCTAAAATCGTAATTCTTCCTGCTTCAATTTCTTTTTCCAGTTGTTCATATAAATATTCTCGAATATTCACAATAGCTTGATTTCTCCAAGCTCCTCCATCGGCTTCAAATATTGCCCCACGTGGACCATCTTTCATGCGGAAAATAAATTGGCTTTCTGGTTGATCTACTTCTAAGAATGTGCGGTATGGAGCTAACTCAACTGGATTAGGAACTTTCACATCTACTTTAGTAGCAACTCCCTGATTGATTGTTACTGCTTGGCTAATACCGTCATCACCAACATTTTTTACATTTTCTTCAGATACGTTTCCAACCACTTGTAACAAAATTTCTCGATGCTCATTTGGCACAAACTTCGATTGAAGCGCAATATTGAACTCTTCCATTCCTATGAAATAATCAAAATTAAAACTAGGAATAATCGCTCTTGCTTCAGCTAAGGTTTCTCGACTTCCATCCTCTTCTAACAAACCTTTCAAGAATACTTGTGCTTCATTTTTTACATGGATAATTAGCTTTTTTCCTTCTCGATCAAGATTAGATTTCACGTAGTTAACAAAACCTGATAGTGTATTGATCACCATTGTTTCTTTTGCATTAAAAACTTTAGGTAAAATTTCTCGTGCATCGCCCTCATTGTTAAAAACTAACCAACGATCTTCGTCAAAATTTACTAATCGATCGTCTGGATTAATTCCTTGTTCCATCAAATATTGAATTGCTTCTTTTGTCATTGTCATTTATTTATCCTCTTTTCTTTTGTAAGTCGATAATTTGTTGTTTTGCTTCTTCTTTTTCGATAACGTCTACTGGCTCACCTGTATCTGTTTTTACTTGGCCATCTTCGGGATCAATATAAGTTTGTCCTGGAACAGATGATTTTAATTCTTTTGCTTCTACTTTTCCCGTATTGATATCTCGACCAGTTAATACTGTAGTAGATACTCCTTCTACCGGAGCTAGTTTAGTAGTAAAGTCGCTTGATACAGTAACTACTTGACGGTTGTCATCTGGTTTAAATTCCAGTTTGATAGTTGCTACTCGCTTTGCTGTTGCTGATGTGTTTGGATCATGAATATTACTAAAAATCTTTTGAAGTTCACCATCTAATTTTTCTTGGATGGCGCCTTCTGCTAATAGTGAAAGTTGAAGATCGATTTCTTTTGACATATTTTATTCCTCCTAAAATGCCCCTGGTGTGAAGCCACCTTGTTGTGGTTGGTTGTTGAATCCTTGTTGAGGCTGATTGTTAAAAGTTTGTTGTGGTGCTGCTTGATAACTTTGTGCTGGTTGTTGTAACTGTTTAACGATTTCTGGCATTTCTTTAGTTGTATAGTAACTTGGATCACTAGGGTAAAAACGATCGACGTCATTATATGTGTTGCCGTTGTACGTACGATTTTTGATTTTCACTGCCCCTTTGGAACCAGTCACCATATTCCAATTCATGTCTAAAGGTTCACCTTTTTTCTTTTGTCCAATTGATGAGAAGAATGCAGAAAGCAGTCCTTCGGTAGATGTATGAAGGTATAAGTTATTGAATACAATCGCTGTTCCTTTTTCACTTGCAACTTTTAATGTCAATTTAGCCATATTACATGCTGGCAATTTGGAACTTGGTCCCGGTGTATAACGAGCACGTTCAAATTTTTCTACTTCAAAGATATAATCTCCTGGTTCTAAAACGATTGGTTCTGAACTATCGTTTTGAATTGTGTCGTTCCATCCTAATTCGCGGTCTTGTTGAAAATTTTGTGTCATTTGTTTTTCCTCCTAAAATGGTTGTTGTTGTCTTAATTCTTGAATCATGTTAAATACTTGCGGCCATGCTGCAACTAATACACCATCAATGTATCCAGGATCATAGTTGCTGATTGGCGTTCCTTCCGGATAATATCCCTTTGATGATGTAGCCATCATGATTTCTTGTGGTAAAACATGATTTGTTTTCATCAAATCCAGTAAATTTTGTGGGATTCCAGTGTAATCAATCTCATCACGTCCAAAATTCGGCTGTTCTTCCTGTACTGGTTCTACTGCAGGAACAGCAGTTTCAGGTAATGGCGCAGCATTTGTTTCGCTAACTGGTTGTTGAGCTTGTGCGGATTGCTGTGTAGCAAAAATATGCGCAATGCCCGCAAAAGACATATCTAACTCTTCGGGTAGTCCAAACCGATTCTTTGCTTCCCAAGCCGGATGATGGGTTGTATAGATCACACGTTTTCCGCCCTGACCTTTAAATTTTTTTCCTTTATCATCAGTAGCGACCGATAATGTTTTATAGTTGCAGAATAAAACCATATCGGCCCATTCTTTTGTTAGCGGAGCAGTTTTAGCTGTAGTCTTATTACCTAACTTTAGTTCCCAACGGTCATATGCTCCCATTTCATCAGGCTGCTCAAACTTATTTATTTTGGCGTGTGCAGTTAAAACGACATTGATTCCTAGTTCAGTTAAATCAGATAGTTTGTTTAAAAATCTGCCGAACTCTTCTTCTAATTGAATGAAGCCCTCCCCATATCCAAACTTTGTGATGCTGTCTTTATTAGCTCGTGTTGTAATAAATTCAATACATAGGCGTTCTGCCCAATCGACAGTATCGATAATCAACGTTTTGCATGGCATTGACTGCTTAACAAAATCAACTTGACTCAATAGCATGGTCCAACTGGTAGGTTTATCCATTCTTACCACGTCCATGTTGCTCGTGCTTCCTTCCGTATCAATAAATAGAGGATCAGGAAACTGTGATGCTAGTGAGGATTTACCAATCCCTTCCGGCCCATAAATCACTACTTTTTGGGCTTTCGCTATAATTCCTTTGGTGATGTTCATTAAAACGTTCCTTCCTTCCAAGTTGTTTGCTGAGGTTTTGGTCCGCCCTCAGGTGTTGCTGGCTGTAATTTATTTTCAACGACATAGCCGTCTTCAATAATGATGCTGCATTCATCGCCTGTACTTACTCGAGTAGCAATTGCCTGCAATCCCTCTTGTTCTAACCACTGTCCGAATTCTTCCAAGGTCTTCATATCCATTTGTTCTAATTTATCCAATAAGATAAATCCGCAATCTGGTTTCAATTTGCGTACGATTGCTGTTGAAACTTTCAGCTGTTCTGATCCGGACATGTTGTCCCATTTTTGACCGTTATAAATCAGTTCACCCTCATCTACAGTTAGTCCTGGTAATGGTAAATTCGCATTATTTAATAGCGCTGCTTTTTTGTCACGCACTTCTTCAATTTGAGCGGATAAATGATCGTATTGAATTTTGTATTCTTTGGCATCATCTTCTGCTTTATCTTTATCTAAATTCACGCGAACTTTTCGATTGATCTCATCAATTTCAGCAATGTTTTTTTCAAGTTCTTCTGTCGATTCATCTTGTAAATGGACAGCTGATTTTTGAGCGATTTCTAAGTCTGCTGCAGTTTGATCATGCTTTTCTTCTAACGTCATCAGTTGTTGACGCAAGTTTTCAATCTGTTGACGTTCGATCTCGAATTGTTGGCTAATTCGATTAATTTCTTGACGTTTACGTTGATTTTCACCATTCTTTGCAAGAATTGTTTGCTGTTGTTGTACCAGTTCAGAAATAGATACGAGTTCTTTAGGCGCTTCGGGATAGTACTGCATCTCTTTCGCAAACTTCTCTTTTTGATCCTTGATTTGCCCAATTGTGTGCCGTTTGTTGTACAGTTCCTGTTCTTCTCTTTCCAGCTCATATAGTTGTGGACCTACACCAATAATTTGAAGTAACGTATTCGCTTTTTCCTTGTTGCTAGATTCCATAAACTTAGGCAAGTCAATGGCTAATTCTTCGACGAAGCTGTTAAGAAGTTGCTGCCCGCCCTTTTGCCCATTAGGATCAATCACTTTTAAATCAGAATTTTTTCCTTTACGTTCAATAACAAGACCGTTATTCATTACAATATGCAATTGTGGTGGGATAACTGAACCTTCCCGAGTGGCTTGGCTAGGCTTATACTTATTTCCCCCAAGAGCCCACGCAATCGCGTCTAATACACTCGTCTTCCCTTGGTTATTGTTTCCACCTACTATGGTTAATCCATTTTGTGTAGGCTCAATTTTGACTGCCTTGACACGTTTAACATTTTCGATTTCAAGCTTGTTAATTTTTACAGACATATGTTACACTCTCCTTGATAGCTTATTTCTTTGGACACGATTTTGCTTGCCGGCGATCGTGTCTTTTTTTTGTTCTATACCCAGCTTCATCAAGCCCCATAAAGATCCAAACCATGTAAACGATCGTTCCTATCAAAGCTTGTCGGCTTCCCCAAAGTCCTAAAGCGTAGATGATGAATGGTGTGCTGAATACTAGCGCTCTGTTGAATTTACCCATTTGTTTACCTCCCTAAACTTTATATTTCGACATGAATTCATCAATATCTTTGATGTCATATTTTGGACGACTATTTTCACCGAATATGATTACTTTCAACCCTTTTTTTACCCATTCGTTAATAGTTCCTGCTGACGTTCCTGTATAATGAACTGCTTCTTTTTGAGTCAGATAGCGTTTAGGAACGTAGCCTATAAGAAATGAATCTAAATCATTTTTGTTGATTAGTTCTTGTGTCATTTCGTTCCCCCCTCTACAATTCGTACATAGTGATGATCGAATCTATAATTCTGTTTGCTTCTGCAGAAGTCTTTTTACCGTTTAAAATTAAAGATAAGTAGCTTTTGCTAATTCCAAATCTTTCAGCAAGCATGGTGTAAGTTAAGAACTTTGAACTTTTGACATATTCTTTGATTTTTTCTCTATCTCGTTGAGTGATTTCTGCAATGTCAGTCATACTAAAACTCCTTTCTAACCAATTTCCTCTAAATCCATTTGAGGGTAATAGCCCTCTGCGATTAATAAGTTGTAAATAAACACTCGCCCTTTCTGTGTCCATTTGGTATTCATTACAACTTTAGTGCCGCCATCGGCTTTCGGAATCTCAGTTGTATGAGATTTTGTGTATCCTTGATGATCGTCATTTTTTGTTTTCCGCCAAGGTCGCCCTGAATTGGGGCATCCTGCTTATCTTCTGCATCTACATGAGTTAGGATAGCTTTTTGAGTGTTGCTCCGTTTTAATTTTCCACATAAACTCTTGCTCTTATTTTTTCTCCTGTTTCGTTTTTTACCCTTAAATATCTTTCGCGTAGTTTGAATCTTTCTTCAAGTTCTTTGTAGAACTTCCCTTTCGAATTCAAAATTTCTCCATTATCTTTGCAAAATTGCGTATATTGTTCATAAATCTCTTGTCTTGGCTTGCCAATGACATCTTCCTTTTCCAAGTTTTCGAAAAAGTTTGTGGGTTCATCTTTTGTTACATCGAATTCTTTTGACTCTAGGTAATAACAAGCCATATCAATAAAATCTTCCCGTTTTTCTATTGATTTTGTCAGTCTTGCCATTTCAAGATATTTGTCAACACGATATTTTCTTTCAGTCAGCATTTTTTAAATCCTCCTCCTTCATCATCTTCAAAACCGATTGAACAGCTTTTTTCTGAACTTCCAAAGGAATCTTTTCCCCTTCTTTCACGTGAGTGCCATCTTGCCAGACACAGTGGACTTTGATTCCATTGGGGTATATTGTTATTGTCATTCGTTTAAATTGCTTAGCTCGGGACATTTTAGAGCTAAACACTAAATCATAAATTCCAAATTCACTAATTGCAATTGCTTTAGATTTATAGTTTGAACCAATCCCCTGAATCAGGGTAGTGGTTTTATCTTCCTCAGAAACATGAGTGTATACAGCATTTTCAGGCTTCTTATACCCAAGCGCTCTAGCAACATCAAGACCGCTTGTAGGTCTTATCGGCTTTTTGTCAAAAGCAACATTCTTTTCTCTTGGTGACAACATAGATTCAAATGACATTGTCATCTACAAAACATCAGCTGTTAAAAGTATCGGTTTCAAATAGTAATTCTTGCTCGTTGATAGCGGAAGCCAACTTTTCTTCCAACACATCGGCGAGCTTTCTTTTTGTTGGATTCATTTCAAATTTGATAGTCTTGAGAAGCATTCTTGCATCCCAAACTTTTTGTCCTTGCAATTCCTTGATGATTTTATCGGCTTGGCTATCAATTCCATGTGTTAGATCATCTATCATTTTTTGTACCTTGAGTGTTTGGTTCATTTCTTCGTTCATGGTGTTACCTCCTATGCTGTTTGTTCACGTTCAATCATCGGTAAGTAATTATTCTTCTTCAATGTTTCATATAACAAGGAGTGTCCTTTTTGCGTCCATTTCATCCTTGTTTTTACTTGCCGATTGCCGTTTTTATCTTCATAATCAAATGGCTCAATATGCGTGTATCCTTTGTCTTGGAACTTGCTGTATAGCAGCCATGTGCCACTTTGATTGAACTGGATACCTAATTCATGTAGCAATTTATTAAACGATACAGCGCTCATACCGTAGTTCTTAGCAATCGTACTAACTGTAACTAATCCTTTGTTGTTCAAGATTCGGTCGTAATAGTCCGCCTTCGGCTGTAATTCATTTACTCGTTGTTCTGCTATCAATCGTTGTGTGCGTTCTTCTTTGAGTTTGGTTGCTACTTCAATCAGCAAGTCTGGATTGTTTAGTAGTTCATCTGTTGCGTACATGCCGTGTTTTCGGATTTGAGGTAGGACTTCGCTTGTTACCCAGCGTTTGAATTTTTTGGCAGAAGGAAGTTTTGATTTTAAGATTAAACTGTAAAGACCTGACTCGTTGATAATTGTCGTTTTGGATTTATAATTTGAACCAGCTTGCTCTAAAAGCAATGTGGTTCTATCCTCGTTATCAACATTTTTTGAAACTGCGCTAGATGAATCGCTGTATCCAAGAATCTCAGCTACATCTTTACCTACAAAATATGGTTCATCATTTACTAAAACTGTTCGAACTTCATTTTGTTCGAAGTTAAAAATTTGTGGTGTGTTCATATTTCTCATTCCTTTCTTTGATATAATTTTCTTATCAGTAAGTGGTCTACTGAAATAATGCATAAGGTGGTGAATAAGTATGAATAAAAAAACTGATGAAATCGCTGCGGATTTAGTTGTTGCATGGCTAAATCACGAATCACAAGTATCTACTAAAGGCGAATCAATTTCGCCAAAAGAAATTGCTCAAGCTTATTTAGATATTCATTATGCTGTTATCTATGGTCAGCTTCCAGAAGACCGTAAAAACGATGACTAAACGTGAGCTAAAATCTCTGCTATGGCTGCAACCATGGCAGAGTCTTCTTTATCTACCGCGTGTTCCATCGCCACTTTTGCTTGTTTCAGTATGTCTAATTTCAAATCTTCGATTTTTGCCGAGACTGTTTTTTCCATATTCTTCTCTCCTTTCTTTTATATTCGTAAACAAATTTAACAACTTTTTAAAAAACTGCGTTGACTAAATTAACATACAGTGTTAAAATCAGAACATAGTTAAATAAGACATATAAACATTGATTTAAAAAGCTTTCTTGGCGGTTGGCATTTATTAATCAATAGTGTTTTTTGTTGTCTTTTTAGTTGTTAAACTTGTTTACAAGAATGATATTAACACCTTTTGTTAAAATAGTCAACGAATTTTAACAAATAAAGTTAAATATTTTTTCTTGAACGAAAGGAATATTGATATGATAACGTTTGAGAGAATAAAAGAGTTAGCGAAAAAACAGGGAAAATCATTAAATAAAGTTGAAGAAGACCTAGGCTATGGTAAAAACGTCTTATATAGACTTAAGAACTCAAACCCCTCTACAGAACGTTTGCAAGAAATTGCTGACTATTTCGATGTCTCTGTAGACTACCTTCTAGGTAGAGAAGAAAGAGAAATCCCTAAACATGTGGATTTATCAGAAGACGATACTGTTTTTTCTTTTGATGGAAAAGAAATATCTAAGGAGACAATGCGTAAAGCGATTGCAATTGCTAAAGCTTTAGAAGAAAATGAATAGTTGGAGTGATGGGTTGTATGTATTTAAAGTTGAAAGAAATGCTGAGTGAGTATAATTTAAAGTTAATCTATATGGAAATGGAAGAACCAGGTTTTTATTATCCAAAACCAAGAATAGTATTTTTGAACGAAAAACTACACGAAGACAGTTCTGAAGTTTTTCATTTAGCCCACGAGCTCGGTCATTTCATTGCTTCACATTTTGAATATTCAGTACTGTACGATAACTCTACAACTTTTCATTCAAAGTTCGAAGCTGAAGCTGATAGAATCGCTATTATGATTCTACTTAATATCTTTATTGAGAATGAATTAACAGATGAATCTCAGTTCAAATTGGAAAATTTTATGGAATTCTATGCTATCAATAATAAGTTAAGAACAGAATGTTTTAATGTTTGCCAGTCTTATTTCAAGAAAAAATACTCTTATGCACAATAAAAAAAGCCCGTGCTGCAACACGGACTCTTTCCTCATTTCTGAGATCACAAATATATTATACCAGAAAAGAGGGAAACGAAATGAAAAAGTCTATTTTATGCGTTGGGGTTTTAGGTTTGAGTTTAGCTGTTTTAGGGGCTTGCTCGTCTAATGATGGTGGCAATAAAACCGCTGAGGAATCAACTACAACAATTTCAAGCTCTACCACTACGGAAATCCAAGCATCGGCTCAACAAACATCCGAAAGAGATGTGATTGAAATGTCGTTTAAAGACAAAACGTTGACTGGACCTGGTTACAAACTCACTATCGATAAGACGCAGGTCGGAAAAGACAATTCTTCCGGAGAAGACGGATTGATTATTTGGTACACGCTAGACAATCAGACAGAAGCAAATATGGTGCCTAGCGATATGTTTTCAATGCTCACTTTTAGCCAGCAAGATGATACGTCCGAATATGATCTAACATCTAGTGTAGGTACTTTTGACGTGTCTGAGGCGCTCTATCCTATGTACAACGAAGACGGAAGCCCACTCGAAGATGACGCTGCTTATGATGAAGCTGTAACTAATCAAAATAACTTTTTGGATGAAGTAGACGCTAAATCTGACGCTGAACTGTTGCCGGGTAAAAGTGTACAATGCGTCACGGGAGTCGTTTTAAATAATACTCAAGGCGAAGTAAAAATTAAGCTCGGAGAAGACTTCCCCGCAAGCGAAAATCAAGAACTGATAGTTAGTCTAAATTAACAAAAAACACGCCCACCGACCAAAGTTTGTGGACGTGGGATGTTAAACCTATAGTAGGCTTATTTACAGCTTATTAATCAAAGAAAAGAGGAGTAAAAAATGAAAAAAAGTGTCTCTTTTAGGTGTTTTGCTGAGTAGTTTCTTAATTGTTGGTTGTTCACAAAAAGAAACTACAAAAGAATCATCGGATATTTCTAGCATTGAAATATCCACTAATACAAAAGAAACAAAACAAAGCGCTACTGATTCTAAGTCAATAACAAGTTCCTCTGAATCGAGCTGGAATTTCTTTAGATCAGTTATTTCAATTAAATGGTATGGACCCAAATAATTTCTTAATGCACCCAGGAGATCGTTTTAGATTTAAATAAATAGTAGAAAGAAGGAAAAGAATATGCCAAGTTACGTTGTATTGCAAGTTGTATTAAAAGAAAAATTTATAGGAAAAGGGTCGCAAAACCTATCAGAACTTGAAAACACTATAAATAGACAGTGTTCTAAAGGTTATCGATTACACACTATTTCCACTACAAACGGTGGTAGTAAAGGTTTCGGTGGTGGCGATAGAATCCAAGCTACTTTAGTTTTCGAAAGTCTGTAAAATAAAAAAACACGCCCCACCGACCAAAGCGAGCGTTTTTAACAAAAACACTAAAGGATTTTAATATTTTTTTGCAATTCAGTTGATTTATTAAATAAAACCCTATAGAATGAAATTAAGAGATAAGTGTTGGAATCTCTACGGGGACCAACGCGAAAACCTTCATTCTATATGGATGGAGGTTTTTTTGTTGAAAAATTTCGAAAATTTGCATAAGCAATTAACAATACTGAACAACCGAGGAGTTATTATTCCAAATTACCAAAGAGCTAAACAATATCTACTTACAAACAATTATTACAACATAATTAATGGATATAGTAAATATTTTATGAGCAATCAAAATAATTATTTGCCAGGTACTACTTTTGACGAAATAACTCATTTATATTATTTTGACAAAGAGATTAAGCACGCTCTTTTCCGCGCAATTACTGAGGCAGAAAACCATATCAAAAGCATTTTATCATATCGTTTTGCAGAGGTTTATAATAATAAGCCATATGCATACCTTGATATTAATTGTTATGATAATTCAAAAACTTTAGAGTTAGGATGGTTAATTTCAAGGTTAACGAAAATCATTAATTCCAATAAGAAGAGTAAAAAAAATAATTCTATAAAGCATTATGTAAAAAAATATAATGACGTACCTATATGGGTTCTTATAGATTACCTTGATTTTGGAGAAATGAATACATTAATTAAAAATTTACCAGTTTTTTTACAAAACAACATAGCAAAAAATATCTGCAGTTTCGTATCAGAAAATATTCATATGACAGCCCCTTTTACGCCGGAAATAATGATATCTTTTACAGAAAATACCAGACAAATACGTAATATTTGTGCCCATAATAACAGATTATTAGATTCTAAATGTAAATCCGATATTAAATATTATCGAGATTTACATTCTATATATGGAATTTCCAAAAATTCCCAAAGAAACAATACTTACAACGTCTTTCTTTGTCTGCAGTGCTTTCTCAGTAAACTTCAATACGCTCAATTGCACAATACTATCAGAAAAAGAATTTCGACTTTGGATAACAGGCTAAATACTATCGATATTAATACTATTTTAAAAAGTTTAGGTTTCCCAAACGATTGGCATATAAATACACCAACTCTAAAACAAAACTAAAAAAACACGCCCCACCGACCAAAGCTAGCGTGTTCTAAGAAAAAACAAACCTACACAATAGGCTTATTCACGTGTCTATTGTATCAGAGAAAGAGAGTAGATTCAATTGGCTACATTTGAACAATATAAGAAAAAGAACGGTGAAAAAGCGTGGAAGTTCCAAGCTTATTTAGGAATCAATCCTGAAACAGGAAAGTCTGTTAAAACTACTCGTCGAAATTTTAAAACTCAACGTGAAGCAAAATTAGCACTCGCAAGATTGCAAAGTGAATATGAAAACAATTTATTAAAAAAAGAAAAGCCAAAAACCTATAGAGACGTATATGATTTATGGATGACTGAATACAAAAGAACAGTACGAGGATCTACATTATTAAAAACAGAAAGAATTTTTAAAAATCATGTATTAGAAGAACTCGGCGACATATATATTTCTGAAATCACGCCTATCAAAATTCAAAAATTAATGGATAAATGGGCAAATAAATATGATACAGCTTCTAAAATGATGAATTACACAGGACTAGTTTTTAAATACGCCGTTCGATTTGGAATGATTGAGTCCAATCCAACAGATGCCATACGCAAACCGAAAAGAAGGAAAAAAGCAACAGTTGAAGAACCATTCTACGATAAAAAACAATTGAAATTGTTTCTTGATGAACTATATAATCAGCCAAACCTAAAGATCCAAGCTTTTTTTAGATTACTAGCTATGACTGGTATGCGAAAACAAGAAGCAGGTGCTCTTGAATGGAGAGATATAGATTTCAAGGCTAAAACAGTCAATATCTATAAAGCCGTTACTAGAACAGCAAATGGACTAGAAATTGACACCACTAAAACGGTTGGATCTAGCCGAATAATTTCAATCGATCAAGGTACTTTAGATAAGCTTCTTGAATGGAAAGAAGCTGTTCTTCCTCCATCTGACGAATGGCTCATTTTTGGACATTCAAGTGCAAAAAAACCACATGATATAATGAGTCTTGATACCTCTCGAAAGTGGCTTATGAGTATACAAGACAAAATGGATAAAAAGCAAAAGAAAAAACTACCTAGAATTACCGTACATGGTTTCAGACATACTCAAGCAAGCTTGTTGATCGAAATGGGAGCATCACTTAAAGAAGTACAGTTTCGTTTAGGACATGAAGATATTCAAACTACCATGAACACGTACGCCCATGTATCAAAACTTGCTAAAGAACAATTAGCAGATAAGTTCAATAAATTTATAGATTTCTAG